CAGCGGGAACCCCGCCGGCTGCGGGTTGATGCGCACCGTCCACTCCACGATCTCGGCGATCAGCGCAAAGAGGGTGACGGGCTCCAGATGCTGGCCCGCGGTCGCCGCGGCTTGGGCGGCTTGCGCCCGCTGCGCGACGATGGCCTTGGCTTGCGCGCGATGCGCCGCGAGGTTGTAGGCCGGCGGGGCATTGGAGAGGCTGCCGTCGAGCGCGAGCTTCGGGTACAGCATCCCGAGCGAGGCGGTCCAGACCGCCTCGGAGACCGCGAAGGCACCGGGCGGGAGCGTGCTGTGGATGTCGTCGCGATAGCGACCGACGACCGCACGCGAGGGGTCGAGGACGAAAGCGAACACGGTCATGCGATCCTCCCGAAGCCGACGACGAAGGGCGCGAAGCCGCCCGACCAGGCGAGCCCGGCGCTCGTGACTGCGCGGACCCGGAAGCCGGTGGCCGTGACATCATCGACGCCGACGATGATGTCCGAGGTCACCCCCATGTCCTGCTCGCTGATCAACGCGCCGTAGAGTTCCGTGAAGGCCACGGGCCACGTGTTGAGGGTGCCGCTGAGGACGCCGGAGAGACGCCGCCACTGGAGATACATGGTGTTGGGCAGCGTCGGGGCGTCCGACCTGGGCAGGGCCGGAAGTTTGAGCCAGCCGGAGGAAAAGACGGGGTCGTAGGTGAGCACGAGGCTGCGGTTGTACTGATCCGTGACCTGCGCGACCAGATCCCAGATGGCGTCGGCCGTGACCGCGGCATCGGTTTTGCCGTCGAGATTCCCCTGCGTCAGGCTATTGATCAGCTTGGCGATGCCGGCCGCGTTGGCTGTCGCGGCCGGCAAGCGCGCCTGGGCCATCGTGCCGAGGGTAATGGCGGATGCGTCGTGCGTGTGGGAGCCGGCCGCCTTGCCGGCCAACGCGGTCTCCAGACCCGTAATCGCCGCGATCGGGTGCTGGTCGGCGTTGGAGCGGTTGACCAGTGCCGCGTGATCGGTGGTTCCGCCGCTCCCGCCGGAGCCGATCATGGCCTTGAGCTCGCGGATCTTATCCGCCGTTACGGCGGCGTCGATCTGCCCGTTCAGATCCAGGTCGACCAAGCTGTTGATGAGCTTCACGCCGCCGCGCGCACTCGACGTCGCCGCCGGCAGGCGCTCGGGGGCAAAGGTCCCGTCGGTAATTGCCGAGGCCAGATGCGTATGGGCCCCGGCCGCCTTGCCGGCCAGCGCGTTGGTCAGCCCGGTGATGGCGGTGATCGGATGTTGATCCGCATCCGCTCGGTTGTTGAGCAGCCCGTGGTTGGTCGTCCCGCCGGACACGCCGTCGATCAGAGCCTCGAGCCGCGCGAGCTCGTTTTTTAGCCAGCGCGTGCGGTCCGCGAGGTCCTTCAGCGGCTGATTGCTCGGCGCCGTGTCCGGCCCGCCGAGGACCAGATCGCTGGTCTCGAGCTTGGTGACGGTGGCCGGAAAGCCGCTGCCGTCTTCGGTAATGGTCCCCATAGGAGGCTCCGTCAGGAGGCGGTCAGGGTGCCGCCGTGATAGATGATCACGCCGTCGTGCGCGTGCACGCCGTCGTAGAACTGGTCGTAGGCCACGATGTAGCGCAGGTGCGAGCGGGCGTTCTTGTAGTAGTCGATGCGCCGGCGGATCGCGGCCTGCTCGCTCGGCGAGGGCACGGACCCGAGGCTCAGCAGCACGTCGAACTCGTAAGGCCCCAGATCGCTGGCGTAGTCGATGCTGCCGTCGTGCGGCGCCTCGCCGCGGTAGAAGGTCCCGGTGCCTTCGAGGATGCGCACCTGCCGATCGCCCATCAGCTCGAGCGCGCGACGCACCGCCCACGGCGTGCCTTTGCGGGCGTGCAGGAGCGCGCTCTCGGCGATGATGGTGCGGCGCGTCACATCGTCCCAGGCCGCATCCCACTCATCCACGGACAGCGCCCAGGCCAGCCACGGCAGCAGGCCCGACGGGCAGGTCTGCGGGCGCCACAGATCGCGCAGCGTCACGCCCACACCGGCAATCCGCGCCGTCGCGTCTTCCAGTGCCAGCTCCTGCGGCGTGCAGTGCGACGGCAACAGCCGCTCGCGCGCGCGCCCGTCCCAGGCATAGCCGCCGTCCCAGCGCACACCGGGGCTATCCCACGTCAAGCCGCTCACGGCCACACCTGCACGGCGCCGAGGTGGATCGCCGTAATCGGCGTCGAACCGAGCGAGACCGCGGTGATAGGCGTCGCGCCCAGCGTCAGCGGCAGCGCGGCGGCGCCGGCGCCGTGGTCGATGGACAGGCGCAGCGCATCGACGGAGACCGTGGTGGTCGTGTCCGACGCCACCATGATCTCCACGGCGAAGGCGGCGGCGCGCAGATCCGCCAGCGTCGGCTCGGCGAAGGACGCGAAAACCCACGGTCTGTCCAGCGCGAACGGCGTCGTATCGATCGGGGCATTGAGCGTCAGCGTGTACCACGCCGACCATCCGGCGGTGCCGTAGTAGCGCGCGGACAGGGTATGCAGATCGAGCGCCGTGCTGCGCGCCTGAAGCTCGATACGCAGCGCATCGAGCGTCGTATCGGCGGGCAGCAGCGCGGCCAGGCCGAACGACTCGGCGCGCAGACCGTCGCTGCCGTAGTTGGGCACGATGGTCACGACCGCCGACAGCTGGTTGCGCGAGACGATGCGCGAGGGGTTCGACCAGGCATTGCCGTTCGGCGGAGGCTGCGCGTAGCCCGCCGAGCCGACCGAGGGGCTGGCCGTGAGGGTCGGCATCAGCCGGTCACCAGGTAGAGCACGTTCGCCACCGGCGTGGCCGGCAGCGCCGCGACCACGGCAATCGTCAGCCCCGAGACCGTGTTCTGCGCATGGATGCCGAGCTTGGCATCCAGCGCGGCCTGGGTCGCTGTGCTGATCGGCTTGGAGGCATCGGCCGTGTTGTTGACGTTGTTGAGGCCGACATCGGCCTTGACCAGCGTCACCGCGCCGGTCTTGCCGGCCACCGAGGACACCGGGGCGGTCGAATCCGCGGCCGTGACGGTCACGACCCCGGCGACGTTCTCCAGGGTGATGTTGTTGCCGGCGACCAAGCCCTTCACCGGCACGTCCGCGGCGATCGTCCGGGCGGTGCCCGATGGCGTGATCGTGATGTTCTCGCCCGCGACCAGCGACTTGACCGGCACGTCCGCGGCGATCGTGCGCTGCGCCTCGTCGGCCGTCACCGTCACGTTCGCGCCGGCGACCAGCGTCTGGATCGGCGCCAACCCCGGCACCTCCCCGAACGTCGGGCGCTGCCCGAGCGCCGTGTCGAGCGTGGTCAACGCGCCGACGATGTGCCCGAAGTTCGCCCGCAGCGGGGCGCTCGACAGCTCCGCGCCCTGCGCCGGAACACTGATATCGATGTCGCTGATCGCCATTACTCGTCCACCCCGGTAATCGTGATCGTGATGCCCGTGCAGCGTGCAATGGCATCGTGTGCCGTGACCACGTCGGCCGCCGGGCTGCTCAGCACCACGTTTTGGACCCCGGCGACATGCAGCGCGGCGAACAGCCCGGAGCGCGTCACGTCGTGCCCGAGCCGGCGCCGGGCCGCCACATACGCCTCCACCTGCGCGCGGGCGTGCGCCAGGACGAGCGCGGGATCCGGACCCGCATAGATCGCCAGCGTTGCGGTGACCGCATAGGTGTTGATGGCGCTCGGCCCCTGCACGCTCACCGCGTCGGTGAGCGGGCGCACGTGGTCGGCATTCAGCGCCGCGGCGACAATGCCGAGCAGATTGCCGCTCGGCGTGCCGTCCACGGCCTCGGCCGAGAGGATCGTCACGACCACCTCGCCCGTGTAGCCGCCCGGCGTGCCGGGAGCGAAGACATCGACATCGATCACCCGCCCGTCGGCCGCACGGGCATGGAATGCGTAGGCGCCGACCGAGCCGGCCGTGCTGTAACCCTCCAGCGCGAGCTGGATGCGCGCCCGCAGATCCGCGTCGGACTCCAGGATCAGCGGAATCGGCGGGGAGGCGGCGGGGTCTTCGGGCTGCACGATCAGGCGCCCGACGTTCACCAGCGCACCCAGATGCTCCAGGTCCGCCCCGGTCGCAAACGCCAGCATCACCGCGCGGGCGGCATCGTTCACGCGCGCACGCACCAACAGCTCGCGATAGGCGCACGCCTCCAGCAGCTTGTTGATCGGCTCGGACTCCAGCCCCAGGACCGCGATCAAGGAGGGATCGCGCGCGGCGACATCCGCCCGCAGCGCGAGCAGGATCGTCTCGAAATCCAGCGGCTCCACCACCTGCGGCGGCGGCAGTGCGGACAGGTCGATCGCGGTAAAGCTCATGCGGCGAGCCTCCGGTAGTTGCCGGCCGTCGTGATCCGCGCAGCACCGGTTGCCGTGCGCCGCGCCCGCACGGGTGCCGAGGTCGGCACGGCGACGCGCGCGGCAGGTCCGATCAGGATGCCCTCCAGGCGCAGCGCCCCGCCGTCGGCCCGCCAGATCAGATCGAGATCGAGCGCGATGACGCCCACACCGAGCGCCCGCACCGCGACGCGCTGCACCGCCACCCGCGGCTCCCAGCGCAGCAGGGCGGCGGCGGTGGCCTGGATGATGTCGAGCACGGTCACCCCGTCGAGCGGCGCGTCCACCCGATACGGCAGCAGGCTGCCGTATTCACGGAGCATCACCCGCGTACCCAGCGGGGTCGCGAGGATATCGGCGATCGACTGGCGCAGATGCGCCAGATCGTCCAGACGCCGGCCGGTAGTGGCGCTCATCCCGCTCATTCAGGCGGCCCCGACTTGCCGGAGCCCGGCTCGACGTTGGTGTGTCGGTGCGTCTTCAGGCTCACGCCGTCGGCAATCACGTCGCCCTGCACGAGGATGTTTCCGCCCGAGGCATTGATGGTCACGCCGCCTTCGGCGTTGATCGTCATGCCGCCGTCGGCGACCAGGTTGACCGTGGCGCCGGAGGGCAGGACGGCGCTCAAGCGGTGTGCGGCACGGTCGTACTCGATGACCGCCCCGTCGGCGTAGGTCGTGCGCGCCACGGTCGCGGCATTGGCCGGTGCGGCGTGGTCGTTGCAGTAGATGGCCCCGAGCACGATACCGCCCGCGGGATCCCCGTCCGGGCACAACACCGAGACCTGCTCGCCCACCTCGGGCGCGCTCCAGGTGCGATCCCCGCCCGCGCGCACGCTGTTCCACGGCAGCCAGGCGGTGACGAGCTCGCCGAGCTTCACGCGCACCCGCGCCGTGGCATAGTCCGCCTCGGCCACGGTGCCGATCTGCACCAGATTGGCGCGGCTGCGCTCCAGCTCGGCGGTGTCGCGGGTGGCGCTCACGCGTCGACCGTCAGCGATCCGAGCGTGCACCAGCGCGAGCCGTCCGCATCGGTCGTGCAGCTCGCCGGGTCCAGGCTCGGGGAGACGACCGGCACGGGGGTGACGACGCCGGGCTTGGGCTGGATGCCGAAGCGTACCGTGTAGGTGCCGGCCGGAAGCGTGATGCCCCGGCGGGACGCGACGGCCTCTTGCCCCTGCTCCAAGCGCGCCAGATCGGCGCCGAGCGCGAGCGTGGTCGGCGCGCCCGCGCTCGGCACGAAGCGGATCGCGGGCGCATACAGATAGGAGAACAGCCGATGCGGCCCGGCGTTCTTGATGGTCACGCGCACCGACCAGCTTTCGCCCGCGCTCGGCGCGCTCGGCAGCAGGACCGCCGAGGGGTAGATCCGGTAGCCGACCGCGGCATTGAACGCCTGGATGCGCGGCACCGCCGTCGCAAAGGTGGTCCCGAGGTTGATGTACTTGCCGTTGAACATGCTCCCGCGCGGCCCCGGCGTCCCCGCGCCGTTCGGCCACGGCCAGGCCGAGGACGTCGAGCCGAACCAGTCGAGCGAGGCCGACAGCGCCGTGGGGGTGGCAAAGGCACCCGCCGGCTCGCCGTTGATCGGCCCGTACCGCCAACACTCGCCGAGCTCCGGGAAATCACGCAGTGCCAGATTGATCTGCCAGGCGGTATTGATCGCCGCGTCCGGCGCGTCCATCCCGTCGGTGCGCCAAGCGGCCATCTGTCCGCCGAAGCCCTCGGCGATCGCGCGCGAGCACACCGCGCGCCAGCCGTCGAAATTGAGCGGATTGGTGCGGTCGCTCGTCGAGAAGGCTTGCGCGCTGTCCAGGGTAGCGGCCTGAAAGTTGGTCAGCAGCGGGATGGTATCCGGCACCTTCCACCACTCGTCCAGGAGCGCCGTAAAGGTCGCCGTGTTGGGCGTCGGCAGCCGTGTCGTCCCGTCCGCGTGCAACCGGGTGTTGTGGGTGTGCATCTCCCCCCAGTCACCCCAGCCGCCGGTGTCGATATAGGCAATCCAGGGCACGTTCGCCGGGGTCAGGATCGAGGTGCGAAACCACGCGATCAGGGCTGTATAGCGCTCGCGGAAGGTCTGACCCGAGCCCGGCGGCTCGTTGTAGTTGGGCATCCACATCGGTGCGCAGACGGCCCCGTCGCTGTTGAGCCACTTATCCTGTCCGGCGTTGTAGGCACA